TAAAGACTAAACAAAAAGACTTTTATTATGAAGGCATATCTACCGATACTTTGTTTGGTCAGCATTTATTTCCTAGTAGCGGTAAACGCATCATTGTTTATGAAGGGGAGTTAGATGCTGCTAGTGGCTGGGAAGCTATGACTGGCTGGCCACACGTATCACTCCCTCATGGAGCTGCTAGTGCCAAGAAAGATATACAGAAACAATACGATTTATTCCAAGGCTATGAGGAAATTGTTCTCTTCTTTGATGGAGATGAGGCTGGAAGAAAAGCAGCGGAAGATGCTGCAAGCGTACTACCACCAGGGAAGGTTAAAATTGCAAGGCTCGAATCCTATAAAGACGCTTCAGAAGCTTTGCAAGCGAATGACTCAGAAGCAATAAGGAAAGCTATATGGGATGCAAAGCCATATCAACCTGACGGAATAGTAGATGCCAAAACACTTCTTAAAGAAGTAACCACCCCACAGAAAGAATCAGACTATGACTACCCATACGAAGGACTTAATAGGAAATTACGAGGGATCAGGAGATCATCACTTATTACTTTTACTTCAGGAACTGGCCAAGGAAAATCAACCATCACCCGTGAGATCGCAACTCACCTTCTCAACAAGGGTGAACGGGTTGGGTTCTTGGACCTTGAAGCCTCCAACAGACAAACAGCTTTAGGCTTGATGTCTACTGCTGTAGGTAAAGCACTACACATAGGAGAACATAGTGAAGAAGAACTCAAAGAACATTTTTCTAATACCATTGCTAATTGGAATCTCTACATGTTTGATGGCTTTGGTAGTTTTGATCCAGACGTGGTTTACAATCGGATCGAATAC